GTTATAACAATGCAGACTTTAGTGGTCCTGCAGTTTCTATTACTTTTATATCATGTGTGTCACAATCTGTAACACCAGCCGTTACCCCAGCAGTAACACCAGCCGTTACTCCAGCCGTTACTCCAGCACCAGTATGTGATTATGAAGATGGAACAGTATATTGTTTAAATGTTAATGCTCAAGGTTACGGAACAGCATATCAAAGATCATGGACGGCTGGATGTCCAGATATGAACTTAGGGTATACTTTTTGTGGAGTACCAGCAGTAACACCAGCCGTTACCCCAGCAGTTACACCTTCAGTAACACCTGCCGTTACGCCATCTGTTACACCAGAAGTTACACCTGCTGTAACTCCTTCTGTAACTCCTTCTGTAACCCCTGGATGTACACCTAACTGTACTCCATGTTCTGGAGATGTTCAAATATGTACTAACTCAGACTGCAGTACATCCTATGAAAGTTGTTGATTAAAAAATCATATTATGCTATACTTAAAAGAAAGGAGATAAAAAATGGCAAAAGAAAGATTTGTATTCTTAGCAAACAATGAGGTATTTTGGGTGCTAGATATTGATGATGAAACATACAATAAAGGTCCTCAAGTTCGTGCTGGATTAGCCTCAAACCCTACAATTGTGATTGTTGATAAAGATCAAGTTGTTTCTGATTTTTCAGTTTGGGACGGTAAAGAGTTTAAGGCACCAGAATAAAATGGAAGAACAACTTTCAGCATGGGAAAAGTATAAACAAAATTTAGGCGAAACAAGGCCTTGGGATATTGTAAATCCAAATGTAGAATGGGCCAGTGAAGAAGAATCAAATAGAAGATTTGAAATTTGTAAAACATGTCCAGAACTTATAAAATTAACAACTCAATGTAAAAAATGTGGATGTTTTATGAAGGTTAAATCAAAACTTGAAAAAGCATCTTGTCCAATTGGAAAATGGTAATGAATAAAAAAGAACTAGCACCAGGAATTTTTATATACTCAGATGTAGTTGAAAATCACACAAGCCTTATTGCAGATATTGAAGAAGGAATGATTAGTGCAAGAAGGGATTGGACTCCATCATCTATTAAAAGTGATGATACAGTAAAGATAGACACTGATTATAGAGATACTCTTACAACTGTTGTGCCATATTCAAAGTCAATCATTGATGATTTTATAAATTTAGATCAAGCCTTTAATGCAATACTATCAAATATTTTTTTAGTTGGCTTTGGACCTGCAGAGGTAGATTATAAGTCAGAGCACCAACTTGAGACCACATGGCATGATTCCTATAGTATTTTAAAATATGGTAAAGGTCAAAAATTTGTTAATCATATAGATGATCACAAAGACTTTCATAGAAGGCTTTCTCTTGTTTATTATATTAATGACAACTATGAGGGCGGAGAGATTGTTTTTCCAAGATTTAATATAACATATAAGCCAAATTCAAATGAACTTTTACTGTTTCCGTCAACCTATGTTTATAATCATTCGGTTCTTCCAGTTTTGGAAGGAACTAGGTATTCAGTAGTTAGTTGGCTAAAATGAAAAAGAATGAAATATCTCCTTGGGAAAAATATAAAAATAGTTCTATAAAAATAAATAGTTTAGAACCAAAAAATACTAAAATTAATATGTCATTAGTAGATCAAGCCCGTAAAGAAAACAGAATTCATATATTTAAAGATGTTTTTACAGATCTTCCATCTTTAGATACAATTATGTCAATGGTCTCTCAATATGTTGATGAAGACTTGGAAAAGTTTCCAGAAAGATCATACCTTTTAAATGATTTTGTTGAAGGCGAGTCCTCTGACATGAGACTAAAATGTAGATTTTGGTCAAGAATGGCTTTTCAACTTTATGATCAAAATGATAAATATATGTCCATAATTCCAGAACTTGATCAGGTAACTAAATGGGGTCTTTCTGAATACTCTTCAGATGTTTATGATGGTAACTTTGCTTTAGTTTCTCTTATGAAAAATCGTGGGGTTGTTGGAAAAAAACACAGTGATCATGTAGATCAATTTCAGTGGGTAGTTAAAGGTGAAATGATTTGGCGTACTGGAGAAAACCTGCAAAATGAATATCATCTTGTAGAAGGAGATTTTGTGTTTATACCTAAAAACCTTACCCATGAGGTTGAGACTTTAGTGGCACCTAGAGTAGCAGTCAATTTAATATTGAGAAACTAAAAAGCACCCATAGGTTTTATCCCATAGGTGCTTTTAGTTGTTTATAATTTAGTTTGGAAATTGAGCCATCCAGTACTTTGTACGTGGAGTCAGTCCATGCCAAGAAGACCAATCTTTGCCACCATCTGACATATGAAATGCAATCTGTGCATTTATTACTGGGTTTAAAAGGTCAGAGTTTGTAACAAGTTCAAACTTGTCACGACGCTCAGGACCTAAATCATTAATCATATTGATTTGAAACATACCATAAGAACTGTCCCCAGTCTTGGAGTTTCCATTAAATCTAATTGGCTGACCATTAGACTCTTTCTTTGCTACTGCCCAAGCCTCAACAAGGTTTGATCCTCTGAATCCAACAAGGTAAAGTAGTTCCTTTAGTTCTAGATCGGTAAGAGTTCCTTTATTTTCAAAACTCTTTAATTTTTCTTCCTTAGAAACCAAAAAAACCTCTTGCGAGGTGGTTTGCGAGATCTGAGCCTGTTCGGGACTTAAATGGTTATTAATTGTTGCAGCATTAGCACTGTTAGAAAATACAGCAAATAATGCCACAATACTGAGTGTGCTAATGATCTCTTTGTTTCTTTCGATAAATTTAATCATAGTTTCCTCCTTAGAAAACAATAACACCCTGGTAGGTGTCTATGTATAATTATAACAGTTTTTACTTAATGTTGTCAAGTTGTTAAATCAAATATGGTATAATGAAATATTATGGCACAAACATCTGGAGATTTTTCATTACGTTATCCACAGGCATCAGATGCAGTAAATGTGCATGGAGATATTGCCAATCTTGCTGAAGATGTTCAAGATGCTCTATCTGGATTAGACTTATCTGTAATTCAGGTTAGTGTAATAAATGCTTCTGGTCAAACTCTTCCCGCTGGTACTCCAGTTTATGTAACTGATTATTCAACAGCAACCAAGGTAAATAAAGCAGTTCCTTCAACCACCAATCCAATCCTAGGATTATTAAAACAGGACCTAACAAGTAATTCTCAAGGAGTTTGTGTAGTTGCAGGTGTATTAAAAAATATTGATACTCGTAATTTTGAAAATGGGGATGTTTTATATGTTGGCACCGATGGCTGGTTGACTAAAACACAATCAGGCGGAGCAGTAGGCATAGTTGCAAAAAAAGATGTAAGTGGAATTATTATTGTTGAGGCAAAAGGCAACGGTACATGGGGGGCACTAAAGGCTGGATTAGCCTAATAGTGATATAATAAAATAATGGCAACTACAAGGGGATCTCAATCATCATACGATATAGGAAATAAACCACCTACTGTTATTTGGACTGTAGTTCGTGGAGATACGTCTGGTTTTAAAGTATACGCAACAGATGATGCAAAACAACCATTAAATATCCCTGATTGGGAAATTGCTATGAAAATTAAAAGACCAAACTCAACCCCTGGAATTATTACAGATGATGCTACAGTTGTAATGCATTTGCACCCAAGAAAAGATGATGATGATCTAATAGGAGAATTCACAGTTTGGCTAACAGCAGCAGAATCTGTACAACTTCAAACAGGAGACATTTTTGACATCCAGTTATCTGACTCAACAAGAGTTTGGACTGTTTGCCAGGGTAGCATGAAGATCCTTGAAGATGTAACAGATTAATGGCAACAGCAATAATAATAGATGAACTAAATCATAAAACTAAGTTAATAAAATCATTTGACTATTCAATAACAACAATCAAAGATCTTCAAAGATTTGTTGAAATAAAAGAAATTCTTCCATTCCGTGTTAAATTCTCATCAGTTCAAATTCAAGATGTTCGTGGGATGATTCCAGCAATCCCATTGCAAGTTATTGGATATAGCAACTATATCCTCTAATTAAATAAATAAAAAGGGGTGTTATAATTACCACATGGCTAAAATATCAGTTCCAGGAGTAAAGAGTCTATTTCAAACAGGTGATAGACCAACTCAAGAAAATTATGTAGATTTAATTGATACCCTTGTTGCTCAATCAACAGATTTGGGATCAGCGGGTAATAATGAAAATACAATCAATGGTATTGAGAATGTAACTGTAGTTGATAATTTTGATGCCACAGTTTGGCGAATGGTCAAGTATATTGTTTCAATATCAAAAACCTCTGCAGGGGACAATAAGTTCTATGCAACCGAATTAACAATTTTAGTTGATGGACAAAATGTGTCTGTCAGCGAATATGGCACTATCGACAATGATGGGAATATTGGCACCATTGATGTCTCTCGCACTGGAAATACCGTGGCTTTAACAGTCACTCCAGATCCTGCGATCAAGCCAGTCACTGTACGTTTTGCACGTATGGGACTTAAGGCATAAATAAAAGGAGATATAAAAAATGGCAACAGTAAATAAAGATTTTAAAATTAAGAGTGGACTTATCGTTGAAGGTACAACAGCGACAGTTAATGGATTTGACATTCTTACAAAGAAACAAGATGATCAAGACTACATAGTTAGTCTTATTGGTGGAACAGCCACATCTGCTAACGAAGCAAACAAGGTTGTAAAGCGTGACGCTAACGGAGACTTTGCTGCTGAAAATGTAACAGTAAATACGCTCTATGTTGGTGGTTCAACAAACAACGGTATTGATGTTGTTAATGGAGATACAGAAATTGGTTCTAATAATGGAATCCTTCTTTCTGCATCAGATGACATTGCACTTAATTCAGGCAATGGAGACATTGTTCTTAATCCAGATGGATCAGCCTACTATGGCGGAAAATCATCAAATAATGAAATTGCAACTCGTGGATATGTAAATGGAGAAATTTCTACTCTAGATACAGCAGCACAAGGATATGCAGATGCTGCAGAAATTGCTGCAAATGGCTATACAGATTCTGAAATCTCAACCGAAGTTACTAATCGTAACTCTGCAATTTCAACCGCTAAGGGTGAGGCAATATCATCTTCAAATGGATATACAGATTCAGCAATCTCAACTGAAGTTACAAATCGCAACTCAGCAATTTCAACTGCTAAGAGTGAAGCAATTTCAACATCTGAGGGATATACAGATTCTGCAATTTCTTCTGAAGTTACAAACCGCAACTCAGCAATTTCTTCTGCAATTTCAACAGAAGTTACAAATAGAAATAGTGCTATCTCAACTGCTAAATCAGAGGCAATTTCTTCTGCTAATTCATACACAGATGGAGAGATCGCTGCTCTTGTAGATTCAGCACCAGCACTTCTTGATACACTTAATGAATTGGCTGCTGCAATTGCTGATAATCCAAATTATGCAACAGATGTTGCTAACTTGGTTGCAACAAAGGCTGACACAACATATGTAGATTCAGAAATTTCTGGCCTTGATACAGCAGCACAAGGATATGCAGATGCTGCAGAGATTGCTGCAAATGGGTACACAGATTCTGCAATCTCAACCGAAGTTACAAACCGCAACTCTGCAATTTCAACTGCTAAGGGCGAAGCAATCTCATCTTCAAATGGGTACACAGATTCTGCAATCTCACTTGAAGTTTCAAACCGTAATTCAGCAATTTCAAACGCTAAGGGCGAAGCAATTACTGATGCTAATGATTACACAAATTCAGCAATTTCTACAGAAGTTTCAGATCGTAACTCTGCAATTACATCAGCAGTAAACGCACTTACAACATCTGATATTGAAGAGGGTACAAATGAATACTTTACAGATTCTCGTGCTAAGTCTTCAGCAGCAGATCTTTTGACTGGTGCATCACTTACAAATATCACAATCACAGGAACAGGTGCAGGACTTACTATTACCGCAGAAAACGGTGTAGCAGATTCTACAACATCTGATCTTGCAGAAGGCACAAACCTTTACTTTACAAATGCTCGTGCAGTATCTGCTGTACAAGCAGTTGTTCCAAACTTCACATCAGTTGATTTGAATTCAGTTGCCAAGCAAGTTGCTGCAACTCTTTCAGCACCAACTGCTGGAGTTCAGACAGCACATGCTTTTGCAAAGGCTGACTACCGTTCAGCAGAATACCTTGTAAAGGTTGCCTATGGAACACACACTGAAATTTCAAAGGTTCTTTTGACACTTGATACTTCAGACAATATTGCAATCACTGAATACGGAATTGTTGGAACTAATGGTTCAGCATCATCAATTTCAGCAGGTATTTCAGGATCAAACGTACAACTTCTAGTAACAACTGCTAACAATAACTCAACAGTTACTGTTATGGGAACACTACTTAAGTAATTAATTAAAGGTTAGGGGGATCCTTTCAAAATCCCCCACAAAAAATGTGGTACAGGGGAGAAATAAATGGCAACAGTCGATAAAGACTTCAAAGTCAAAAATGGATTAGTCGTAGCAAACGGCGGTACATTTGGAGATGCAGTAACAGTAGGAGTCCCAACTCTTAATACACATGCAGCAACTAAAGAGTATGTTGATTCAAAATCAATGGCTGTCGGCGATACTGCTCCTTCTTCACCAACTAATGGTACACAGTGGTTAGACACTCTGACAAATAGAGTTAATTTTTATTATAATGGTTCTTGGTATACACAAGCAACTATTGAAGACACAACCAATATTCCAGATCACATTCATGACACTTCAATTGATGGCAATGGCCTTATTGTTACAATGTTTGTAGATTCTGGATTTTTTAACAGTCCAATGACTGCCAGCACAGACTCTGGCAGTGCATTAGATACAGTATTCTCATCAACACATGATGGCGGAATTGCAATAGATAATTTCAATTAATAAATTGATGTTATAATAAGATACATATGGGCAGCACCCATAAGGAGGAAATAAATGGCAGTTAGACAACAGCAACGCAGAGGAACAGCCTCTCAGTGGGTATCAGCAAACCCAATTCTCGCAGCAGGCGAAATCGGATTTGAAGTTGACACAAATAAATTTAAAATTGGTGACGGCACTAATCGCTGGGAAGACCTTGTCTACTTTACTGCAGACGCTGCAGCAGCCATCCAAGACCTAATTGATGGAGCACCAGACCTACTTGATACACTTAATGAATTAGCAGCATCTATTGGAGATAACCCAGACTTTATTGGCACAATGACAACAAATCTTGCAGCCAAGGCTCCAATAGCATCACCAACATTTACAGGAACTGTATCTGGTGTAACAAAGTCTATGGTAGGACTTGGATCGGTTGATAATACAGCAGATTCAGCAAAGCCAGTCTCTACAGCACAGGCTACAGCAATTTCAACTGCTAAATCAGAAGCAATTTCAACTGCTTCATCTGATGCAACTACTAAGGCTAATAATGCCAAGTCAGGTGCAGAAACAACAGCAGCAACTGCTCTTGCTTCACATGAATCAGATACAACAAATATTCACGGTATTGCAGATACATCTGCTCTTGCTACAAAAACATATGCTGATAACGCAGCATCTACTGCAGTAGCAGCAGTTGTAAACTCAGCACCAGAAGCACTAAATACACTAAAAGAACTTGCAGATGCTCTAACAGCAGACGAATCAACAGCAGCAACACTTGCTACTCTTGTTGGAACAAAGGCTTCAAGTGCTGACCTTGCTTCACATGAAGCAGACACAACTAATATCCATGGCATTGCTAACACAGCACAACTTGCTACAAAAACTTATGCAGACTCAGCAGTTTCAACTGCAGTTTCTGGATTGACAAAATCATCAGTTGGACTTTCAGATGTTGATAATACTTCAGACGCAAATAAGCCAGTATCAACTGCAACACAAACAGCACTAGATGCTAAACTTGCTTCTGCAACTGCATCATCAACATACGCACCAATTGTTTCACCAACCTTTACTGGTACAGTTTCTGGTATTACAAAATCTATGGTTGGACTTGGTTCAGTAGACAATACAGCAGACTCTGCAAAACCAGTATCAACTGCAACACAAACAGCACTTGATCTTAAGGCTGCTTTGGCTTCACCAGCACTTACTGGAACACCATCAGCACCAACAGCATCATTTTCAACAGATAGCACACAAATAGCAACAACTGCTTTTGTAAAATCTGTTTTAAACAATATTGGTTCACTCAATCTCGTTCTTGATGGCGGGGGAGTTAGTCAATGAAAAATTTAAATAATAAAGAGTACGCAGCCCGTACAGAGGAGAGATAATAATGTCAACAAGAATGCAACAAAGAAGAGGAACAGCCTCTCAATGGACAAATGCAAACCCAGTACTTGCTGCGGGTGAAATTGGTGTAGAAACAGACACAAACCAATTTAAACTAGGTGATGGTACGACTGAATGGTCTGACCTATCATACTTTAAGAATCTAGAAGATCTTGGTGGATCACTAGATGATTATATTCTTTTAACTCAAAAAGCAGCATCTAATGGTGTTGCAACACTTGATTCAAATGGAAAAATCCCACTAGGTCAACTAGGAAATCTTATTGCTGGAGCACCAGAAGCATTAGATACACTTAGCGAAATTGCAGCAGCACTTGATAATGATGGATCATTTGCAACAACAATTTTAAATGCAGTTAATGCAAAAGTTTCAAAGTCAGGAACACAGATGACTGGAAACATAAATATGGATAATAATAAAATTACAAATCTTCCAGCACCAACAGGTGGACAAGATGCAGCAAACAAAGATTATGTAAATGGTGTTGTGGTTGCTCACGAGGCTGATACAACAAATGTTCACGGAATTTCAGATACAACAGTTCTTGCCAAGTGGCCAGATATTGAAACTTATATTACTGACTTCAATGCTAGAACAACTGATGTTCACGGAATTGCAAATACTGCTGCACTAGCAACAACTGCTTCAGTAAATACATTAATAAATACACACACTGAAGATACAACAAGTGTTCATGGTATTTTAAATACTGCAGATCTTGCTCTTAAGTCATACGTAGATTCAGCAGTTTCTACTCATGGGGCAGACACAACAGATGTTCATGGAATTGCAGATACTACACTATTAGCAACAAAAACATATGCTGATGGTAAGGTAACAACACATAATTCAGCAACAACTTCTGTACATGGAATTGCAGATACTTCAGTTCTTGCAACAGCAACAACAGTTGCTACCGCTAAGTCTGAGGCTATTGCAGCAGCAGGAACAGCAGCAGATACAAAGGTTTCAACTGCAGTAGCAGCACTTACAAAGTCTTCAGTAGGCCTTGCAAATGTTGATAATACTTCAGATGCCAATAAGCCTGTTTCAACTGCTACACAGACAGCACTTAATGCTAAGTTGGCACTTGCTGGAGGAACAATGACAGGAGCACTTACACTTTCAGGTGCACCTACATCAGACCTTCATGCAGCAACTAAGTTATATGTTGATGGTATTGCTGCTGGAATTAACTTTCACCAAGCAGTAAAAGCAACAACTACAACAAATTTATCTGCTAACTATAGCAATGGTACAAATGGTCTTGGTGCAACACTTACTGCTGATACCAACCGTTCATTTACTACGTTAGATGGAGTTTCATCATGGTCTGTTGGAGATAGAGTTCTTGTTAAAGATCAAACAACTGCAACACAAAATGGTATTTATACATTAACTACGGTTGGATCAGGTTCAGCAGCATGGGTATTAACTCGTGCAGCCGATGCCGATAACAACCCATCAGGAGAACTTGCAACAGGAGATTTCTGTTTTGTAACTTCTGGAACAACAAATGGTTCTAAGGGATTTATTCTTACCACAACAGGAACAATTACAATTGGAACAACAAATGTTAACTACACACAGTTTAATGCTTCTGAAGCAGTAACTGCTGGTACAAATATCACAAAGACTGGTTCAACAATTGCAGTCGCAGATGCTCCAACATTCTCTGGTGCTGTTACAGCATCATCTGGTGTTACATTCTCAGACGGTACACAAACAAAGGTTGGCGTACCATCTATTACAACAATTGCAACAGCAATTTCATCATCAGCAACACTTGCTGCTGGAGAAGCAGATAAGTTTGTTCCACTAACTGGAGCAGTACAAATCACACTTCCTGCAACAGGGTACTCAACTGGACAGTCAATTGACTTCTACCAGGCATCAGGTACAGGTGCATCATTTGCTTCAACAAACGGTGTAGTTGGTACACCTGGACTCAAGTTCAGAACAACATACTCAGTTGTAACAGCAATGAAGATTTCAGGCGGATGGTTGGTCTTCGGAGACCTATCAGCATAATACGAATTAAAGGAGATTAACTATGTCAAAACAAGCAGGCAGAATGAGCCAGGGAGCAAATGACTTCTTGGCACCATATACACCAACAATCGGAACGGGGACAGATGTTGGAACTGGTCGTGCATATAACAATGGCGCAATCTCTGTAACATTCACAGCAGCAGGCCCATATGCAGCAACATCCTATACAGTTACGGCTGTTGAGGATGCATCAAAAACTGCATCTGGGGCTTCTTCTCCTATCGTAGTACAAAATTTAGCATCAGGCACATCTTATACATTTAAGGTAACTGCTACAAACTCTTATGGAACTAGTGGAGAATCTTCAGCAACATCTCCAGTAACTGCAACAACAGTTCCAGGTGCACCATCTGCTCCAAGCGGATCATCTCCCTCTGGAGCATCTTATGATACAGTAACATGGTCTGCTCCAGCAAACGGTGGAAAAGCAATTTCAAACTACCATGTCGAAGGAAATGATGGAACAGCGGGAGACACTTCTGGAACATCTATTAATATTTCACAGGGTGGTGGACAAACACAGGCTTACAGAGTCTATGCAACAAATGCAAATGGTAATTCTGACTATTCTGGATACTCTTCAAATGTTACAACATTCTCATTTACACCATTCTCAGTATTCGGATTCTCACCATTCGGTGTGTTTGGATTCTCACCATTCGGTGTGTTTGGATTCTCACCATTCGGTGTGTTTGGATTCTCACCATTCGGTGTGTTTGGATTCTCACCATTCGGTGTGTTTGGATTCTCACCAGGATGGCGTGACTCAATATCAATTGAAACAAAAGTTCTTACAACTAATGGCTATGTTGAGGCAAAAAACCTTAATGTAGGAGACAAAGTTCTTGCTGTAGATCTTGGAGAAAATAATGATTGGCTTTCTTGGTCAACAACAGAAGATTTGTCAAATCTACCAGTAGTTGAAACAACAATTGTTTCTTTGACCCCAGGTGTAGCACAAAACTTTGTATTTATTGATGGAGATATGTTTGTTAATACACACAATATTTTGGTTAAAAAAGATGGAGTTATCAAGTACCTTAATGTTGCACAAGTAGATACAACATATCAGAGATATTCACACGAACATAGTGGATTTGTTGATATTTTAGTAGTTGAAGCAATTGACATGGAAATGGAAAAACTTTCTATTAACTGTGAACCTTATGACAACTTCTTTACAGAAAAATCACTAGCATTTGACAGACCAGATACAGTCTGATATAATTGTTAGATGAAGTCTGAAAATCAAGAAATAAGTTTTATTACTTTATTTCCACAAATGGTGGATGCTTTTCCAGAGCCAGAACCATCTTCAAAAAATATGCCAGAATGGTTTAGAAAAATTCCAGGATTTTATGATAATGATCAATCACCTTCAAATGGTGTACAAAAATTAACTGTTAAAAAATGTATGGCATTTTTAGATATTTTAACAAGCGGGTATATATTAAAAGCACCATTTGATATATATATAGATACAACAGAAGGAAAACAAATCTTTGATGTTCCACAATCTATGAAGCAATTTGTTTCTACACCAATGACTGGTATGCATGATATGAGACAGATTTCTGGATACCCAATAAATAAAGATGAATACATTGATCATATATTTAGAGTTAATCTAGTTTGGCTAGTAAAAACAACTCCAGGATATAGTAGTATATTCATTAACCCACAACATCGTGAGGATTCACCCCTATTTGCTATTTCTGCAATAATAGATACGGATAGTTTTGCCTCAGACGGACTTTTTTCATTTTTGGTAAAAGACAACTTTAAAGGTTTTATTAAACAAGGAACTCCACTGGTTCAGGTAATTCCATTTAAAAGAACAACCTTTGTTTCAAAAATAGTAAGAAGTATAGATGAAGTTAAAAAAATAAATAAGCAAAGGAATATAATTCGAAGTGTATTTAATTCTGGTTATAAGAAACACTTTTGGAAGAAAAAGGTATACAAATGAACACAAATAATAAAGGTCATAGATTTTTTGAAAGATCACTAGATAACAACTTAGTTGAATTAGTAGACTATGTTTTAAAACTAGAGACATCCTTGAAAAATGGAGAACTACCTGGACTATCTAAAGAAGAATTTAATGATATAAAATCAAAATATCCAAATTTTACAAGCATGCTTGCTCAAAAATATAACATTTTTCAATTTCATAATCACATGATTTATAACTTATATTCAAACATTGAAGACATGTTAAAAGAAGCAACATATTATTATGAAATAGATATTAAAAAAGAACAGTATATGATTCAGGGGTGGTTTAATATAAACTACAACTTTGATCCAAAACTTAATGATAAAACAAAAGACGGATTGCATGATCATATGAATGGAACTGGAGCACCAATATTTCATGGATATTATTGTGTAAATGCAGAACCATCATATACTAGATACAGAATCAATGGGGAAGATCTTTTTGATAATATAAACAAAAACAATCGTGCTATCCTTTCAGAAACTGGTCACCCACACGGAATAGGTGGTTGGAGCGAAACAACTCCAAGAATTACAATTGCATATGATTTATCACCATTATCACAAATGCTTGGATCGCAACAACAACACTGGATTCCAATTGGATAATTTTAGTTTTTGTTAACTCTAAAGTAAAGATTTACTTACAGTTTTAACTTTTATAAAACTCTGCTATACTTAACACTATTCCGTTTTTGAAAGGACGATACACATGACCGATTTTTTTAGTTTTAGACTTCCAGAAGATTTTGTAGAAAAGTACAAGAATACAGAAAGTCCATTTGGTTTTAAAGATGCAGCAGAAAATTCACTTGGAGAAATTACTTTTATTCGTACTTATTCTCGCATGAAGGAAGATGGAACTAAAGAAAGATGGCATGAGGTTTGTCGTCGTGTAATTGAAGGTATGTATTCAGTTCAGAAGAATCATGCTAAAGAAAACCGCTTACCATGGAATGACTACAAGGCTCAAAAATCTGCACAAGAAGCATTTCAAAGAATGTTTGAATTGAAGTGGACTCCACCAGGTCGAGGAATGTGGGCATTTGGAACTCCTATGACTATGGAGAAGAAGAACTCAGCAGCACTACAAAACTGTGCAATGGTATCAACCAAGGATCTTGATAAGAATGATCCAGGAGCCTTGTTTGCTTGGGTTATGGATGCATTAATGCTTGGCATTGGTGTAGGATTTGATACAGTGGGACAGGATAAGAATTTCTTAATCTATACCCCAACAGAGCCAGAAGAGATCTTTGAAATTCCAGACACTCGTGAAGGATGGGTAGAGTCAGTTAGACTTCTAATCAACTCATACCTTAGAGCAAACCAAAGTATTCAGAAGTTTAATTATGATTTGATCAGACCTCTTGGAGCACCCATTAAGGGCTTTGGAGGCGTTGCGTCAGGGCCTGCACCTCTTATCAAGTTGCACGACCAAATAGACCGTGTAATCGGCTCCAGAGGTGGAGAAACACTGGATTCTCGTGCTATTGTAGATTTGGTAAACCTTATTGGTACATGCGTTGTATCAGGAAATGTTCGTAGATCAGCAACACTTGCTTTGGGTAACGCTGGCGATGATACATTTATGAACTTAAAGAACTCAGAGATGTTCCCAGAGCGTAACTCATTTGACCCAGAAAATCCAGGTTGGGCTTGGATGTCTAATAACTCTATTTCAGCAGAAGTAGGAACAAAGTATGAAGATTATGTAGATTTAATTACGGAAAATGGAGAGCCAGGTTTTATTTGGCTTGATGTTGCTCGTAATTATGGACGACTAAAGGATGCGCCAGACGGTAAAGATTATCGTGTGATGGGGTTTAACCCATGTGCGGAGCAGCCATTGGAGTCATACGAACTATGTACACTTGTAGAAGTGCACCTGAATCGTCATGAATCTAAGGAGGACTTCCTGCGTACCCTGAAGTTTGCATACCTTTATGGAAAGACTGTTACACTTGTTCCAACACACTGGCCACAAACAAACGGTATCATGCAACGCAATCGTCGTATTGGTACATCACTTACTGGTATTGCTTCCTTTGCAGATCAAAAGGGTTTGCCAATCGTTCGTGAGTGGATGGATGAAGGATACAACAAGATTCGTCACTACGATCATCAGTATTCAGAATGGCTTTGTGTTCGTGAATCAATTCGTGTAACAACAGTTAAGCCATCAGGATCAGTTTCAATTCTTTCTGGTGCAACTCCTGGAGTTCACTGGGGACCTGGAGGAAACTTCTTCCTTCGTGCAGTTCGATTTGGAAACACAGATCCAATGACGCACTTGTTCAAAGCAGCAGGGTACACAATTGAAGACGACGTAGTATCAGCAAATACATCAGTAGTTTACTTCCCAATCAAGTCAGGTCATCCAAGATCTGAAAAAGATGTAACGCTATTTGAAAAAATTGCACTTGCAGCAACTGCTCAAAAGTATTGGTCAGATAATGGGGTTTCTGTAACTTTGTCTTTTGACAAGGAAACAGAATCAAAGCATGTTGTTCCAGCATTGCATATGTACGAGGGACAGTTAAAGGCAGTATCATTCTTGCCAATGGGAAATACTGTTTATCCTCAACAGCCATATACTCAGATTTCTGAAGAGGAGTATAATAGTTATGTAGGTAAGTTAAAGCATATTGATTTTGGTGCAATTTACGACGGTGTAGATAACCTAGAAGCAATGGGTGAGGCATACTGTACAACAGATTATTGTGAAATAAAAATATCATGAGTTCAGATTTAATAAAAATTTATCCAAACTTTATTAGTTCAGAACTTGCAGAAATCATATATGATTATTCCAAAAAAACAGATAGTTCTTTTTTTAAATATGAGCATATAGATTATTTTAAAATACAGACCTTTCAGGAAATTTCAAAAAATGATGTAAATGTAATAAGTTTATTACAAAATGTTGCAAAAAAAGCATACAGTCAAATACTTGAAGATTATGAAGGACCATTTCAAGATTTTTTAGAAAGAAAGACACATATTTCAAAATTTGATATAGATGCAGATATGCCAGCACATTTTGATACATCTAGACCAAATGATATTGCAACACTAATATATTTAAATGATAATTATGGTGGTGGAGAAATTTATTTCCCAGACCATGATATAGAGATTAAACCCAAGACTGGAGATATGATTGCTTTTCCAGATAATCCCTCTTTTATGCACGGTGTAAAAAAAATTACTGGCTCAAATAGATATGCACTTCCAAGATGGTTTACCCGCATAGTATGATAAAATAGACCTATAATGTCTATTCCATCAAATCTATATGCAGAAAAAGTGTTTGCTGAACACCCAACGGTTTTGTGGGCATTGGATGATAAAGCAGACTATATTTCTTTGATTAATGAAGAAGAAAGATCTGTTTTCAATTGGTCAGTAACTGGTGGGTCTTCGCAAGAGTTTGACTCCGTATACGATGAGCCTTTTACAGATAGTTCAGTTACTAAACTTACTGGAGAGTTAAGCACTGAAAGTTTTGGTGAGATAGTTTGCATAAGCGATAACTTAAGTAATTTTACGACACTAAATTCATATATGTCTACATTTTCTATTGGTGGTTATATAAATTCATTAAGTTCTTATATTGCTGGAATCGAAATAGGGTATGAGTACTACGATCCACTAAGTGGTAAAGTAATTCAAAATCTAAAAAATTATAATACATCTATTTATGGAAAATGGATGTTTGTCTCAGAAACCTTTGAGATTCCAAATAAAAATACAACCTTTAGAATTGTGTTGAAGATAAAGTATATTAGTGGTTCTATTTCACAAAATGATTATGAATTTCTTGTTAATGGAATAACTCTTGGTCAATGGTCAGAAGAGTTTAATTCAACATCTTTGGGTGCTCAAAAAGTTTTAGTTCCTTCCGATATAGCAATTGATTCATCATATGCGATTGAGGCAAAATCTTATGGTTTGTCAGATTCTCCTGGATACTATATGGTCTCTGACAATGCACTTGTTGCAAAAAATTCTGGGATTCCTCTAGTTTATGGATCTACAAGTACAACAATATTAAAAGAAAATGGAGATCTGCCATCTTTAATAATTCCTGGAAATGGTTTTTTAAATGAGGGTGGTAAATTTAAAGAACAAACGCTAGAGATGTGGCTCAGAATTAATTCAGATACAAGTGTTAAGAAAAGAATTTGTGGACCAATCTCATCTTTAGATGGAATTTATGTAGATGGCCCTTTCATAATTTTAAAGATTGATAATTATTATGGATCTCACTATATTGGTGAATGGGTAAGGCCAATGATTGTTCATGTTAGATTAACAAATAACTCAGCAAACCTTCTTATTAATGGAGAGCAGGTAATTTCATTAAACATGATAACTTCAGAACTTGCTTTACCAGATAAATATAATTCTGAAGGTAAAAATCAAGACTGGATTGGATTTTATGCATACGAAGATGTATCTCCAATTGAAGTAGACTGTGTTGCAATTTATCCTTATCAGGTTCCATCAATTGTTGCAAAACGAAGGTTTGTTTACGGTCAAGGTGTTGAGGTACCAGAAAATATTAATGCATCTTATAGTGGAACATCCCTATTTATTGATTATCCATTTTCAAACTATTCAAATAATTATTCTTATCCAGATATAGGTATTTGGTCTCAAGCATCTATAGATAATCTAGTTGCATCAAATAATGCACTATCTCTTCCAGAGTATAATTTGCCAACGGTATTTTTTAATAATAAAACAAATCAAGAGTGGAACACTGCATGTAAGAACATACAGAATGAATCAGATATGCTCTTTAGATTAAGGCCAAATTCTGACTGGAACGATACAAGCGGATATATTTTGTTTGATAGTTTAGATGTTACAAATACTCCAATTAGATCTTTTTATGGAATTTTTAAAGTTTTATCAGTGCCAGATTCACCACAAGTTTTATTTAGGATAGATGACCAAATAACTGGAAATTCATTTATTATTGAGTTGCAACATACATTAGAGTTAGAGTATAAAATTGTTAAATCTTCTGGGGAAAAATTCATATATGAAACAGTGCCAGTACAAGTTGGAGAAGATTTTATCTCTGGGTTAGATATAGATACTTTTGCTTCTCATTACGGCCAAGATGTCTCTAGTTTTTTTGGAAATAGGTCAGGGCTTAAATTATATGTTGGTGGAGATAAAACTCTATCTAAAATGTTTTTAGGAAATATATATAAAATAGGTTTTGCAACAGAAAGAAACCACTCTTTTATTTCTGAATGCTTTAATGATTTTGGAACACCTACTAATTTTGAAAATGTTTTTAATACTTATAATCAGTATATTGATTATGATGCTGGCCAATATGTTGGTGCAACTTCTTATTTTTGGGACTATATTTTAGATGGTGGAAACATTAACTCATATCCAACTCAAAAATTAATAAATCATATAGCAAGTTATACCTTAAGCCCAAATAACTACTTTGATACTTTTGCATTAGATATAGATATAGATGGTTATTGGGAAGATCACATACCATTGTCATATTTTGCAAAATATGTTACAGATGCAAAAAATGAATCGTACTATGATTTAGATTTTATGCAGTTTAATATAAATTATCCAGCACCCTCAAAGTTTGTAGAAGAATCTCAGGTTGGCTCTTGGAATTATGAAGAACTGCAATCTGAGTACCAAAATCCAATTCAAAGAACTTATGAATCACTTGACAATCACCTTTTTACTGGGTACATGGATTATTCAGACTTAAAAAATAAATCTTCAAAAACATATAAGTATGATACATCAAACTCATTAGTAAAATCTTATGTCAGTTTTCAGTATGTCTCAACAGGTGCAAATGCCAAAGACTCTTATTTTACAAATATAGAGTCACCATTGCAAAATGGAATTGTTGAGCCAGGAACATATCTTTTGGGTTATGATGATAATAATAAACCTATCTACGATAATTTTATAAATACAAAATATGAGGTAGTAGATGGAATGCTACTATACCCACCAAGAGGAACTAATTTCAATGATCTTGCGGTAGTTGTTCATTTAAATTTTAAAGTGCGTGGAATTCTTAATAATCCAGTTAGAGTTAAAAGTTTGCAACTAGCATCACAGGCTTATAATGATGTGGCTCCAAATCCAATTGGAAGCAGGTTTGGTGTTCAGATTTATCCATATACAAAAACTGGTATTTACTATGATTATAAAAAGCCAAATCCATACACAATTTATAAGGGTAGTTCTCCATACTTATATCTTACAAAAAATTCTGGAATACAGG